TCTGACGATCGAGCCGGTGCGGGGGACGGTGTTCTACGAGGCCAAGCCGACCGCCAACGCCGAGCACCCGACCATGAAGCCGGTGGCGTTGATCCGGCGGATGCTGGCGAACAGCGCCAAGCGCGGGGCGCTGGTGTTGGACCCCTTCGGGGGCTCAGGCTCGACCCTGATGGCGTGCCAGCACCTCGGGCTCCGGGCTCGCTTGCTCGAGCTCGACCCGCGGTTCGTGGACGTGATCGTCTGGCGCTGGCAGGAAGCGACCGGCGGCACCGCCCAGCTGGAGGGCTCCGGGCCGTTCGCCGCTGTGGCGGAGGAGCGGAAATGACCAAGGCGGAACGCGCGGCGGTCCGGCAGTTCGCCCGGGCGCTGGCCGCGCGCGTGGCGGCCGCCCATGTGGCACAACGGCGGGAAGCGCTAGAGCGGCGGGGCCCTGACGCCGGCGCGCGGCCGTCCGTTCTGCCGGCTTCCACGGTTGCCGGGGTCGCCCGCTGGCGGGCTGCGGTGCCGGCGGGGCCCCGGGCCCACAAGCGGGTCTACACCGCGGTGCGCGCGGGCCGGCTCGAGCGGCCGGATCGGTGCGAGGGCTGCGGGCTCGAGAAGCGCCTGCACGCCCACCATGACGACTATTCGAAGCCGCTCAAGGTCCGGTGGCTCTGCGGCTCGTGTCATCGCCTGGCGCACCGTGCCCTGGACTCCAGGACGGCACCCGTTGCCGGCGGACCGGGCGCATGTCCGCGGGTCTGACGGCTCGGGGGTACGCCCGGCGCCGGCGGGTCTCGCACACCGCGGTGCAGAAGGCGCTGGCCTCGGGCCGGATCACTCTCGGGGCGGACGGCCGGATCGATCCCGATGTCGCGGACCGGCAGTGGGCGGCCTCGACGGACCTCTCGAAGCCACGGAACTCGGTGACTGGCGCCCCGGGTTCGCGCTCGAGGCCTTCCGCGGCGCGCCGGCAGACGGCTGCGACGCCCGAGGTCGCGCCCGCGACGCCTCATGTCGCGGGCTCCGAGGGCGGCGTTGTGGCAGCCACGGGCGAGCGGGTGGCGGCGAGCTACCGCGAGTCGCTGGCGGCGCGGGAGGCCTATCGGGCGCGGCTGGCGAAGCTGGATTTCGAGGAGCGGACGGGGAAGTTGGTCAGCGCCGACGAGGTGCGCGCAGTGACCTTCCGGGTCGCGCGCGCTACCCGGGATCAGATCATGGGAGTGCCGGCGCGTCTCGCCCCGATTGTCGCCGCGGCCACCGAGCCGCTCGAGGTCCAGCGTTTGCTCGAGGAGGCTCTGCGCGATGTCTGCGCCGAGATATCCCACGCCGTCAAGGCCATGGCGGCTGCGGGCTCGCCGGTGGCTCGGCCGTGATCTACGTGGACGAGCTCCGGCCTGTCAGGGCGCCCTGGCTCGGCCGATTCGCGTGCCACCTTGTCTCCGACGACAGCATCGAGGAGCTGCTCTCGTTCGCGGGCAGCATCGGCCTGCCGCAGCATTGGTGTCGAGAGCACTCCCTGACGCCGCACTTCGACTTGTCGCCGGCCTGGCGTGCCCGCGCACTCCACGCCGGCGCCAGAGTCGCGACGGCGCGGGACCTTGCGCGCATCACGATCGAGGCCAAGCAGTCGGGCCGGCTACAGGTCGCGCCCCACCCGTTCATGAGATGAGTACGGCTACCGAAATCATCTGCGGGACTTGGGGGGACGGCGTCGAGCCGGAGCCGGTCCTCACGGTGAGCGAGTGGTCGGACGCGCATCGGATGCTCTCCGGGAAGGCGAGCGCGGAGCCGGGACGTTGGAGCACCGACCGGACGCCGTACCTGCGCGAGATCATGGACACGCTCTCCGCTTCGAATCCCTGCCACCGGACGGTCTTCATGAAGGGCGCCCAGATCGGCGGCACGGAGTGCGGCAACAATTGGATCGGCTACGTCATCCACCACGCGCCCGCGCCGATCCTCGTCGTGCAGCCGACCGTGGAAGTGGCCAAGCGAGTCAGCAAGCAGCGCATCGCGCCGATGATCGAGAGCACGCCGGCGCTGCGCGAACGGGTGAAGGAGGCGCGCGCCAAGGACTCCGGCAACACCACGTTCGTGAAGGAGTTCGACGGGGGGCTCCTCATCATGACCGGCGCGAACTCCGGCGCCGGCCTGCGCTCGATGCCGATCCGCTACCTCTTCATGGACGAGGTGGACGAGTACCCCGGCGATGTCGATGGCCAGGGCGATCCGGTGGCGCTCGCCGAGAAGCGCACGACGACCTTCAGCCGCAGGAAGGTCTTCCTCGTGTCGACGCCGACGATCAAGGGCCTCTCGAGGATCGAGCGCGAGTTCCTGGCCAGCGACCAGCGGCGCTACTTCGTCCCCTGTCCGCACTGCGGCCACATGGACTGGATCCGCTGGGAGAACATCCGCTGGTCGGAGCGCCAGCCCGAGACCGCCTCGCTCGTCTGTATCGCCTGCGGCGTGCTCATCGAGGAGCGCCACAAGATCGACATGCTCGCGCGCGGCGAGTGGCGTGCGACCGCGCCAAGCTCCCGACTCACCGCCGGCTTTCACCTCTCCAGCCTCTACTCGCCGCTCGGCTGGAAGAGCTGGACCGAATGCGTAGCCGAGTTCCTCGAGGTGAAGGAGGACCCGTTCCGCCTGAAGACCTGGGTCAACACCGTGCTCGGCGAGACCTGGGAGGAGCGCGGCGATTCGGTCGAGCCCGAGGCCGTCCTCGCGCGCGTCGAGCGCTACCCGGCGGAAATCCCGAGAGGCGTTGGCATTCTCGTGGCCTCGGTCGACGTCCAGGGTGACCGCCTGGAGTGCAAGGTGAAGGGCTATGGTGCGGGGGAGGAGAGCTGGTTGATCGCCGTCACGCAGTTCCACGGCGATCCCGGCACCACCCCGGTCTGGTTCGAGCTCGACCGCTTCCTTCAGCAGACCTTCACCCACGAAAGCGGCCAGAAGCTCAAGATCGAGTGCGCCACGATCGACTCGGGTGGGCACCACACCGAGCAGGTCTACCGCTTCTGCAAGGCGCGTCTCGCCCGGCGCGTCTTCGCCGTCCGTGGCGGCAACGAGCGCGGCAAGGAGATCGTCGGGAAGCCCACGATGCACAACCGCTACCGGACGAAGCTCTTCACTCTGTGCGTCGACTCGGCGAAGGACATGATTTACTCGCGTCTGCGGATCGGCACGCCGGGGCCCGGCTACATGCACCTGCCCGACTGGACCGATGCCGAGTACGTCGCGCAACTCACGGCCGAGAAGGCGATCCGGAAGTACGTGAAGGGGCGCGGGTCCGTGCGGCAGTGGATCAAGACCCGCGAGCGCAACGAGGCCCTGGACCTCGAGGTCTACTGCCTGGCCGCGCTCTACATCCTCGGTCCCGTCGTGATCCGGATGCTCCCGGAGCGCGCCCGAGCGCTCGCCGAACCGCTGCCGGAGGGCGGTGATTCGAAGCCTCCGGCGTCGGTGTCGGCACTGAGCCCACGTCCGGGCGGCTTCGCCGGCCCCAGACGGGGCTGGGTCAGGGACTGGTAAAGGGGCGTCGGCACGCTTGGATTCGCGCTCCGAACGTGGTATCTAGGCATCTCAAATAGCCGTAGGCCCCCTCCCCAAATGGCGCGTCGCAAGCCCGGGGGGGTAGGGGCTGGAAGCTGGCCACAGCGTGAGGTATGCTCCAAAGCCGCTCGCGGGCTCAAGGCCCCGGGGTATTCAGCCGATACTGGGGACTAGGATGACCGACTTCCTCTTCACCACGCCCTCCATGCTCTCAGGCGTCGCCCGTGTCGTCGACCTGGGCGGGCTTTTCGACGCCTACAACGCGAGCCCGAGTCCCGAGATTGCCGACCGGCGCGCCGCGGCCGCTGACTGGCAGACAGTTCGCGGGGACCTGCTCAGGGCCGCCCAGCTCGTCGCCGGTAAGGAATGTGAGCAAGAAGCACCGGCAGCTCGCTAAGCCCTTCCAGTCGGCATCCGCCGTAGCGCAGCATGAGCCGCCGGCGCAGGTGCGGCTCATGTCTGCCTCCTTCTTCCAGGGCCCGCTGCCGCCCCCCGAGCAGCTCGCGAAGTACGAGGCAATCCTCCCCGGCATGACG